ACTACTGATGATACTGCTTTAGGATGGAAATATAGCTTAGAAGAAAAGAAAAGAATTATTGCAATTGAAAGAAGTAACGTGTATAATATTATTGAGGAATTGGCTTCTAAATTTGAATTTTGGCCAGTGTTTCAATATACTTATGACGCGAATGGTACAATAATCGCGCGAACAATCATTATTAATAATGAAGTATTAGAACCTAATGATGAATTTGAAATTCGCTTTGGAGTTAATATGAGTTCTATAAGTAGAACTATTGAAAGTGGTGATATTGTTACAAAACTATTTGTTCCACCAATTAATAGTTCTTCTATTGATGGTAAAACTATTTCAATTTCTAACGCCAATGAAAATTTCATGCGTGAAATGTACTTATTAAATTTTGACTATTATTTCAAATCAGGTTCACTGACATTAAATGATAGAGAAAATATAAGTAATTTTGAACGAAACGTACGTAATTTGAATATACAAATAGAAGTAAAACAAAATGAAATTTACCCAATTTTAGACCAAATTGATTCTTACGAAAGTGAAATAGAAGTTAATAAGGCTTCTATTGCAGCTTACAATAAAGAAATACTTGATTTACAGAATAAAAAAGATACTATTAATATTGATGATGCCGTAATTGAAAGTTGGAATACTAATCAAGAAGCTGAAGATTTTATTGGTGAATATAAAACTATTGCCAATGATACTGTTACTTTCAATAAAAATGGAGTGTTAGGTGGAGAAACCGTTAATTTTAATGGTATTGATATATTATATGAACCTAGATATTTCAATCGTGGAACAACTTGGAATCATGATGATGTAACGGAAGACGATTTCACAATTATTCCAGCAGATAATGTTAATTATAAATCAGAAACTTATCTTATGGATATGGTTGTTGGTTTTTCTACTTTTGGTTTGACAGATATTAATGGTGCTCCATTAGGAAATTCTATTCGTGTAAGATATAAATATATACCTTATTTATGGTATGATTTATTACAGGAAGAATTAATTAATAAAAGAACTGTGACTCAGAATCAAAATGTTACTTTAAATATTAAACTTGATACACTTTATACTTTATTAGAATCAAAAGAATTGTTATTAGCTGATTTAATCAATGAAAAAAATAGTGTAGTGCAATTATTTGAAAGAGATTATAAATATTTTATTAAAGAAGGTCAATGGGAAGATAACGATTATAGCACTTATACTAAAATGATGTATAGTGAAAATTGGGCCATAACTTATAATCCAGAAGTGTATTTAAGTGAATATCCTTTAGAAGATACAACAAAATTTACTCATTTTTTGCCTATTCCAGTTGAAGCTGATTTATCAACACTTTCTGTAAAAACTGAAAATGATGTTGAATTTACATTGATTAATAATATTAATTTATTCTTCGGAAATGGCTATGATGGAGAATGTTTTTTATTCGGTATAGTAGATGAAAGTGTTGATGAAAATACTATTGTTACAATAAAATATAAAAGTACTTTTGAACAAATGGTAGAATATACTGATACTTTTAAAACATTAGACAACAATATTCGCGTATTCTCTAAAACTGCTGAAATTATTGATAATGATTTTATTTTTGGCAGATTAAATATTTATAATTCAACAACTGGTGATCAATTAGTTCTATATGAAGATTTTGATTATGAAACTAAAACTATAGAAGGGATTGATAATACATATTACAATGCTATTATAGTAACTTTCAAATATACGAATAATACTTATCCTGTCAATTGGCGTGATATGCTTTATTATGAATACGAAAAAGATATCACAAGTAAATTCTTTTACAATGATGCTTTTTTAACTTCACAAACTGCAGCTATACCTAATGTTACTTATACTGTTGAAATTGTTAATATTGCAGGCATTCCTGGATATGAGAATTTTAAACCAGAAATAGGTATGATGGTTCCAATTTATGATAATGAAATGTTGTTTAATGGATTTGAAGGTTTTATAACTGAAATTACTTATGATTTAGAAAATCCAGAACAAACTACTATTACAATTACTTCTTATAAAAATAAATTCGCTGACTTGTTTCAACGAATTGCAGAAACAACAAATACAATAAATTTTAAAGAAGAAGATTTATATAGAGCCGCAAATGCTTTTGGCGCTGATGGAAGTTTGACTGAAGATGCTTGGTATAAAAGTTTTCTTAAAAATAAAGTAACAATGACAATAGGACCAAATAATGATGTTCTTATAGATCAAAATGGGATTACTCTTACAGATGTTACTCCAGATTTATGGCCACAACCATTAGTAAGAATGGGAGGGAAAGGAATTTTTCTTTCTACTGAAATGGATAATAATGGCAATAGGATTTGGAGAACTGGTATTACTGCTCAAGGGATAAATGCTAGTGAAGTTAATACAGGAAATTTAAATGTTAAAAATTTAATGATTTGGAATGAAGATCAATATCGCTTTCTTTGGGATACAGAAGGTATAAAAGCATTTGGAGAGTATGGAGATGGAACTACAAACTATACAAAATATGTTAAGTTTAATGAACAAGGAATAACATTTAATTATGAAGGTACTGACGGAAATGAAAGTTCTGTAGTTAGATTAGATTGGACTGGTTTAATTATTACTTCGCAAAGTGGAGCAGTAGAAATAAATAGTAAAGATGGATTCTTGGTAAAAGACAATCTTGGAAATACAAGAGCGCAATTAGGCAAATTGTCTGGGCCTACTGATTTATATGGATTAAGATTGACTTCATCTACTGGTGGTACAGTAATGCAGACAGATACATCTGGACAGTTATGGTTATCAGAGTTTTTAAATGTTGGAGATACTGAAGATTTAACTGGATTAGTTGGATTATATGGCGGCAATAACGTTGACTATATGGTTCAAGGAAGTCCTATTAGACTATGGGCTGGTTCCGCGATTAGTAATGAAATACTTCCTCCATTTTTTGTAACTCACAATGGTTATTTGTCAGCTACTAATGCAAACATAGAAGGTAGTATAGTCGCAACTAGTGGTAGTATTGGTGGATGGAATATAAGCAACAATTATATTTCTGCCAATAATATTGGATTAATATCCACACAAGATGCCGGCGCATTATCAATTTGGTCGGGTTCTACAGTTGCTGAAAATGCTACTGCTCCTTTCAGAGTTTATAATGATGGTCGTGTTTTTATTACAAATGGCCAATTTGGCGGAACAGTAGATTGGGAAAATACTAACCATCCAGCGGGTACTGGTGGCGAACCTTTATATGGAGTATCTATTACTGCGGAAAAAGGTTTTGAAGTTGTAAGAACTGATGGACAAGCATACACGATTATGAATGCCGATGAATTTAAAATGCAATCTTACGATCCATTGACTCAAACTATGAAAGATAGAATTTATTTCGATATTGCAACTGGCAAATATGTATTTGATGGAACATTATCTGTTACAACACTTCAAGCTATTACCGCCAATATAGAGATATTAGTTACCAATAGTTTAGTAACTCAAACATTCATGGCGCAAAAAGGATATATTGCTGAATTGACGGTTGACCAATTAGATACGTCTAATAAACTTTATAATTATCAACATGATATAACAGATGATATTCCTTATATACGTATCCGCGATCAAGATTTTGAATTTATTACCGCTGTAAAAACAGCAGATGATCCTGAACAAGCTGTAAATAGAGATGGCGCTGAAATATATTGGGTGGATGAGACTGAAACAGTAACTACACTTACGGTTACTGATTACCCAGCAATGACTTATTTATATGATGAACGCACTAAACTTAAATTAAGTTTTAATGGTGAAGATCCTAATGTACCTGTTATCGAAATGGGTTATGGAGATGGTATTTTACCTAAAAGCGCAAAAGGTTATGTTAAGAAAAGTCCTACTGGAATGAGGTTTGAATATTACAAGAGTAATACAGAAGAATTAGTATTTTTAGAATTAGGCGATAATGGTATTACTTCAAGTGGCGGAAGTTTAGGTGGTGGAGGGTTTATAGTCCTAACTGAACCTCCAGCAGATTTAAGTATATACCCTATTGGAACTATACTACTTATTCCTGGTAATAGTGGCGGAGGTCCAATGTAATGTGGAATCTACAAGTACTATTTACTATAGAACAGCCTAATATGAGTATTCACGTCACTGGTTTATCTGCTTATCCTAATGGAGTTACTTTCAGTGGTGTAGGACATTGGCCAGACCAATTTAATCCTATATTAGAACCAGAAGAAAATTTACCCAGAACCATACACATACACACTACCTATAATGCACTTGAAGAAACAGAATATGTTAGCAATACTTCTTTTTTCATGCTTGGATTAGAAACTAATATTATTGATGATACTCATCAAGATGTCATATTAACTAGAGATGGAATTGATATTGGCATAATGGCTTCTATGACTATGCGAATAAAAAATAAACCCTATGTTTATATTAGTAAGAATTTTGATACAATTTATGGTACTATGGAATTTTTTAATTTAAGTACTATATTAGATCAACTCAATGTGACAGGAAATTATGTCGCTTCACTAGACGATTATGGAGTTAAATTGATTTGCACCGATCCTTATGTTCAAGCTAATCCATCTTCTTTAACTATTGAATATATTGGAAGTGCTATAATTGTAAATAGTAGTGGTTTAACTTGCACATGGTTAGGATGGTATTATAATTCTGAAGAAATTGCAGCAAATATTATTACAGTACCAGTAGAAGAGTATTTACAACCTTGGGCAAAAATTGCTTATATGGGTCAAATTATGAGTGCAATACAAGTCACTGGAATTGATACTTATGATGATAAAATAGTTAAAATTGTAAATGGAACAGAACAAAATAAATATTTAGAAGGATATACAATACTTAGGGTAGATAGATATGATTGGTAAATAAAAAAAGGGAGAGACTTACGTCTCTCCCATTATTTTTTTGTCTATTCGGTAATAAATGCCATTGCTTGCAATACTAACTGTGAATCAATTGGTCTAGTAGCCGATTCTAAATCTTCTATATTAATTGGAGTGCAAAGAATATCAATTTCAACATTGAATAATTCTTTAATATCCTCATAAAATGCTTTTTCTTTGTCATGATTTTCAAATTTAACTTGCTGATTTTCATCAACAATTAATTCACCTTCAGCATCTAACACAGCATGTTTCATTAGTAAAGTTTGTTTGTTTTCAATAATTTCTTCATATATTGGTGCTAAAGTTTTGATTAACCTACTTATTCCAAAAGTTGCTTTTGGTCTTAAACCTGCGGACAACATTTGTCCAATTGCATGGTAACCATTAAAAATATCATTATTTGTTACTCTCATATTTATCTCCTTTATAATTGACCAAAGTCAACCATCGCATTATTTTTTATGTGCTTTTCCGCAACATATTTTCCTATACAAATAGCATCACTTTCATCTTGTGTGGCTTTAATATTATACCAGTCTATGACTTTCATTTGTGCACTTTTCTTTTGATCAGTTCTACTAGTACCACTTATCCCACAATATGATTTCCATGTTTGTGAATGTACTATGTAATAATCGATCTTATGACGAATAATACAAATTTCTAAAACTCCTTGAAGTTTTGCTAGTGATTTAAATAATTGTACATTTTGTTGCATTTGAATATCTTCTATCGCTACTACATTAGGTTTCCAATTATTAATCATACTAATTAACCAGTCTTCGATAGCAATAATTCTATCAACTAATTCTACAGAAGGAGCTTCATATTTTCCATATGTAATTAATACTCCATCATCAAAAATTGCCCAACCACTAATAGTAGTTGAATCATCCAAAGCTAAAACTCGTTTTACGCCCGCTTTACGAATAATGGGTTGAATATTTAAATGTTGATATTGTTGTTGTGAACATACTGGACAATATTGTTTTTGACGCCATTTTTTTAATGTTTCTTCGATGGCGTGCCCATTAGGACACTCCATCGACATTAATGTATTCATATTCTTATACGATTTTGAAAGTAATTTCCATTTAGCATCTGCTAATTCTTGTACTATTGTATCGTAATTATTTTTTGGCATAATGGACTCCTTGGACTATAGTCCAGTGCTTCCAAAACCTCCACCTCTATTGGCGCCGATTTCTGCAACATTATCCACTTTAACAAATTTTGCTTTATAAATTGGTGCCAATACTAATTGCGCGATTCTATCGCCCTTTTGCAATTTATAATTACCATCACTAGTATTAGTAACAATAATTCCAATTTCATCTCTATATCCACTATCTATAGTCCCAGGTGAATTAGCAATTCTCAAAGGAGATTTAAGACTAAGTCCGCTACGAGGACGAACTTGTAGTTCCCATCCATCAGGTAAAGCTACTTTTAAACCAGTAGAAATTACAATTGTGGATCCTCCTATAATGTTTATATCTTCTTGGATAAAAACATCAGCTCCTGCATCGCCTTTATTGGCGTAAGTAGGCATAGTTCCATCAACTGAAATCTCTATAGGAACTTGAATTCTTGGAGCAAATCCTTCTTCAAGAATTTGTTTGTAACAAGATTCCATAGCTTCATATAAATATTCAAGAAATTTTTTCTTGTAAGATGGTTTTCCAGCATTAAACAAGTCCATAGCTGATTTAATTGTTGCTAATTCATCAAGTAAATTTTGTTCAGTTTTGTTACCTTCGATAATAGATTTTCTCATCTCTTCAAGCATTTCGCCATTAGCTACGGATTTATCCAATTCTTCTTTAATTTGTGGCAACATGATTTCCCAAACTGTTTCTGGTGCATCATCCAACCATTCCATCATTTGATCCATATCACCAAAACCTTTGTTAACTTTCTCCATTTTCTTCCTCCTTCGTCTCTAAGCATTCCTTTTCAAATTCTTCTTTTGCAAGAGAATTGATTTTTTTTAATGCTTCTGCAAAATACCATAACGTTTCTTTTGTGGTTTGAGGTTTAATCTCTTCAATTTTACGCTCAATTTTTCTAATTTGTTTTTTCTTACCTCTACTTGCCAAGGAAAATCAACTCCTCTGCATAAGGAAGTTCTTTGATTTTATCAAGGAAAGTATGCCATTCTGTTAATTTATGATTATCTCTAGCAAACACAATATTGCGCGCAGTAGAATAATTACCAGTCCAAGTCCTTTTTTGGTTCCATCCAGAGGGCAACATTTGTATTAATGCTCTCCAATATTTTTTGTCTCCAGTTTCTAAATAACTTACTCTTAATGTTTCAAGAGTGTCTATGAAGATAAGTAAATCATTAAAATCTCCGCCTTCAAACAAATCTTGAGTTTCTTTATCGAAACTAAACAAATCTAAGGTTATTGGAACTCTTGCAATAGTGTGCATTGTACTACAACTATTTGCTACTGTGGCCACTTTGTAGGTATCTGCTTCTTTCCACCAATACAATGGAGCATCTATATCCATACTTACTAAGATTTGTCTCATAAATTTACTATGGTCTGAACCAGCGTTGATCAATTTTTGAGCCAAACGAAGATCCTTAGGCCCAAGTACTGGGAAAGGCCCTTCTTTAAAATCACTATCACTATCTTCCCAACTTTCAAGGGGATTACGCATCCCTCTGAAAGCTCCTTCAAAATTGAAGGCTTCTATTTTATCAATAATTATCATTTGAATCTCCTCTAATCACATTTTGTATAGCCGCAGTTTGGACAATTGGTACATCCACCAGAAGGCATCATTTCATGACCACATTCTGGGCATGGTTTATGTTTGCTCCATTGGTTTTCTCCCTCAAAAACAATTTTCACTGGTTTATTGTTCGATCCTATTCCCGTACCTGCACTTCCTATGAAAATATACTCTAATTCCTTATCCATTTCACAATCCATTTCTTCTTGCATTTCTTTAATTGCTCGCGCAATTGCAGTAGGACATGAAGTTCCTGGACTTGTATCACCTTTCATTTTTGTTCTTGTTACATAACTTGAACAATTTTTGCAAGTGTCTAATTGATCCAATACTTCCGCAATTTCTACTCCACCTCTTAAAGCTAATGAAGCTAATCGACTTGTAGATTGCATAAATCTTTCACAACCACCTTCGGAACCTTTATTGAAAAATACTTCTCGAAGTTCTCCACTATCAGGATCGAACCATGCTTCAATATGCATTGTCCCGCATCCAGTTTGTAACTTTCTTTTTTTACCATAAAGGTCATTAGAAGTATGAATAATAGCTCCTCTTGGTAAATTACTTTTTGACCAAATAGAATCATATTCTTTTTCAAAATTCACAATTGCTGGAGATTTTAATTCTTCTATAATTTCAGTTTCAACTTCTTCTTTTACAATATTTAAAATTCCAGTTCTAAAACAGTTATCTCTAAATACTGTTAATCCTTTAAGTTGATGTTCCCAAGCGTACAAATATAATTCCTCTATTTCACTAATGGAAGTAGATTCTGGCAAATTGATGGTTGAAGATATTGCACTATCCACATATTCCTGCAAACTTGATTGCATATCTATTCTTTTCTTCCAATCAATTTGATGAGAAGTAATAAAGTAAGAAGGTAAATCATTTACTGTTTTCAATTGAAAAACTTCCATATAATCACTTACAATATTTGGCCTTTGGATATATTTTACGTCTTCTGAATGCAAAGATTTAGTAGTTCGTTCATATTCAAGCGCGAACATTGGTTCACATCCACCAGATATTCCTAGCATAGTACTAATACTTCCAGTTGGAGCTATAGTTAATATACAAGCGTTATATAAACCATTATCTTCTATCATGTTAATCGTTGTATCATAAAGATTATTAACGAATGGTGAATTTTCTACTATTTCAAAATCAAATGCTGGATATGAGCCATGCATTTTTGCTAGTTTAGCTGAAGATTGATAAGCAGCATTTGCTATTGTCATCATGAATTCATTAGCTGCATAAATAGCTTCTTTTTCGCCATAGGTAAGTTTCATTTTAATTAATGCATCAGCTAATCCCATAATACCAACGCCTATTTGTCTCCAATCTTTTGATTGTTGTTTTTGTATTTCTAAAGGTAATAAATCAATATTGATATCTAAAACCCTATTAGCGTATTTCATAATATGAGCAGTATCTCTTTCCAATTCATTTTTATCAATATGTCCAAAAGAAACATATTCCGCTAAATTAATTGCGAATAAATTACATACACCACCATTAATTAAAGGTTGTTCTCCACAAGGATTAGTTGCTTCTAAAATATAATCTGGATGTCCAACTTGAGAATGCCAATTGTTTATTGTATCAATAAATAAAACTCCAGGTTCTCCAGTTCTCCAAGCATGAGTAGCAATTTCTCTCATAATTAACGAAGCTGGAATTTTTCTTGTTATAGTTTCTCCAGTTTCTGGTCTTGTAAAAGTTGTCTCCCAATCTAAGTTGCCTAAATATGCATGAATGAAATTATCAGTAATTTTAACACTTAAATTTGCATAAGTTACAGCTTCTAAATCATCTTTAACTCTAATGAATTCTAAAATGTCTGGATGTGTAACTGATAAGCATAATAATAATGCTCCTCTTCTTCCTTCTTGGCCTATTAATTTTGTAACGGTACTATATAATTCAGCAAAGGAAATGGCACCAGTAGTATTTTTAGCTGCATTATTAACCATAGCTCCTTTAGGAGATAAGTAGTCTAATGTAGTTCCGCATCCTTCACCACTTGCATATGATCTAGCCATTAATTTAGCAGTATCAAAAATAGATTCAATATTGTCTTTTGGTGGTGGAGTAACTGAACAATTTGAAAAACAAATTTTTCTATTCGATTGTGTTCCTATTCCCGCTAAAATTCTTCCACCAGGAAGAAATTTCTTTTGTGCAATTAATTTTTTAATTTCTGGAATTCCCAATGATACTCTTTCTAAAAATTCATCAAAACTTTCATTCTGCCATCTATATTTTTTAGTCCAAATATCAATTCCTAATTTATCATTTTTTAACCATGTTTGTATATCCATATATTCTCCTTAAAAACTAGCAATTATTTCATCAGCGATTCCATAATGAATCATTTCATTAGCATCCATCCACCAATCTGCGTGTCTTTTTTTCTCATATTGTTCTGGAGAAATTTTAGTTTTTTCTAATACAAATTCCTCCATCATATCTAATTGATGTTCATAAAATTTTGAAAAATCTTTAAATTTTCCAGCGTCAGCAGAATAACCACTACTTCCTTCATGTAAAAGAAAACTGCTATGTTTAAAAGTATAACGTTTATGACCAGCAATAAATATAATTCCGCCTGCCGAATATGCTGGGCCAACATTATAAGTATGAATTGGTGTTTTTGACATCTCTATTGCATCAATAATAGAAAAACAGGCTTCTAACCCACCACCACCAGAATTGATAAACAATCTAATTGGCGTTCTACTTTGAATACTCAATCCTTCATCTTGTTCATTATAATCTAAAATTGCTAAAACAATTGTTTGAGCCATTCCTTCATGAACTGGACCAACAGTAATTTTTCTATCCCTGTATTCTTCAAGTTCAATAATCTCTTCTAAATTAGAAGGACCTTCCAGTATTAAACCTTCTATAACTTCCTCGATTTTTGTTTTTGGCACTTTTTTAAATTTCATAGTAATCTCCTTCTAGTATATATTATATCCTTTTGGATATTTATTTATTTATAGATTTGTACTCAGCCTTTAAAGACTTTAATTTGTTTCTCAAATCAGCTAGTTCTTTATTTAAAATACCAAAACTTAATTTTTGGGTAACTGATTCAACAATTTGTTTTTCAGTTTCTTTAATCTCTTTCTCTAATTCTACCTTGTTCATAGTTCCAAGTACCTCCTTGTTTAATTAAACCAAGATTTACGAAAAAAATATTTTTCCCTTCTTGTGAATATGCGATTTCATCTATTAATAATTTTAAATTAGCATCATTAGTTTTACCAACTTTGTCATAAAAACTAATATTTGGTTGCATATAGAACCAATCTGCCATTGTACTCATTATTTTATCATAAGGATTATAAAAATCACTCGGTAAAAATAATAAATTAAGTTTAACTCCTTCGCTTCTTGCTAAAAAAACTTTATTTAACATTGAAAGGATATATTCTTTATAAGGCATTTGTTTATTATAAAACTTATTAATATAAATAAATAACATTTGTCCGCCATATTTTTGCAACAGTCCTTTATATTGTAATATAAACTCTTTAAAATTGTCTTCAATAATTTCCATATCTACAACAATTTTTGTTGGTCTATCAGAAAAGAAAGGTTTCTCTTCACATAGATAGATTAAATCTTCTATAGTTCGTGCGATTACTGGATGCATTATTTTTACTTTTCTACCACTTTGTTCGAAAATATCAGCTACTTCTTTTGCCCAACCATTGTGACTTGTAATATCTTGATCATATAAAGTAACGTGTTGACCTTTTCTTATTGCGGGTTTTAATAATCCATCTTCATAAAATAAACGAGCATAAACTCCATCTATAAAATGTTCAATTTCTTTATCTGTAATTTTACCAATACTAAATTTATATCTTAAAAAAGGAAAATATAAAGTTGTATCTGGTTTCAATCTTTCTATCTCTTTTTCCATTGGCACGAAAATATTATTTGTAAAAAACAAACCACCATATTCTACCTTTGGATGAGATAAAACTTTTTTATCTATTTTACCTCTTGTCTTATCCTTCCTAATATATATCTTATCAAATTTTTCTAAAAATTCAGTAGTGGGATAATTAATTAATTCAACTAAATCACCACGATTTTTATGATATGAAGCCAATTTCATGGCTTCTAAATTGGGGAATGATTTGCTATTTGGTTGATAAATATCACCATCATAAATGCCTATTCTCATTCTACATCATACCTCTCACTAATAAAATTAATGTAACCATCTTCTTCAATTTCTGTTATTAAATTAATTGGACTTTCATAAATTCCATTTTTATAAATCTTAGGAACAAAATTTGTATCGCGTCTTATTCCATGGATCATTAATTTATTTCCTCTAGTGAACCAAGATTTTTCCATTACTTTCTTTTTCCCATTATCCAACCGCATTGAAATTTGTTTATCATATTTTACAAATTGCGGTTTATAGATTTTTAGTTGTACTACTCCACTAGGAGTAGATAGTACAACAATATTTTTTAATTTATCTTTATGAATTACAGTACCAATAATTGTGTTTAATTTATAAAGTGGAATTCTTTTTCCTTGAAAATTTATAATTTTATCTACAATTGGTTCTTCTGGTAAGTCTTCAAAATCTTTAATGTCATAAACATCAATATGCGCGTTAGCTAATTCATGTTCATGGTAGTAAAAACTAATACTTTCCATTTCCCATTTACTGATGTTGCCATTTGCATATTTATTATATACATCCATGAAAAGTTTATTATTTAATTTATCTAAAACCTCTGGATTTTTTAAATATTCTCTTACTGGATCCATACGCTTTTTATAAATTTTATCCCAATCTTTTTGAGTAATCATACAAAGATTTTCACTATGTATTAACAAATCACTATCAAAATATTGAGTATAAAAGTTACTAGCTTTTTCGTCAAGAAAGTAGAATGTATCATCTTTCCCAAGTTTTATATATTTATTAAATTCATAAATTCTTTTTTCTAAATCAAGTTCTGGCGGCAATAGATTAGATTCTATCACCATTTTCATATTTTGCAAAGTCAATTTTTTCTTTTGATCTGCAATTGATATGATATAATTTTTTAATATAGATTCTCTATCTATATTTTCTAAATTATCGAACGCACCTGATTTGATTAAGTTTATTAATGGTAATTTGTTCAATTTAACTCTATTTTTAAAGTCTTCCAATGATTCGTAAGGACGATTTTGTAAAATTGTATTAGCTAAATCATTATTAATTTTTGAAATTCCTTTAATACCAAAAAGAATTCTATTATTTTCAACATCTGGTACAAAGGTAAATTTAGACTTATTAATATCTGGCGGCGCTACATTGATTCCTCTTTGTAACATCTTGCCTATAGCAGAACTAATTTTACCATAATTAACATTTTTAACTTTCTTTTTTATTTTAACAACTTTAACTTCTTCTTCTTCATCTTCGTCGTCGTCATCATCTTCTATTAAGTCTTCTTCGAGTACAGTTTTTGGTTCTAATTCCAACGAATCATCTTCATCATCTATTCCTGCGCTATCAACAATCAAACAAGCGGTGTTCCAGAAAAGTACTGGAAATCTATAAGCTAAATTTAATTCTTGTATTGCTATAATTGAATATCCAATTGTATGAATAATTGAGAATGAATATCCCAATTGTCTTCTAATTTGTACATTCCATATATACTTCAATAGATCCTCACTCGCGCCATTTTCTTTTCCTTTTTCAAAAAAGAAACTTGTCATTTTATCAATGTCACGTGTTTGTTTCTTTGCAATTGTTTTACGCAATTTATTTGCTTCTGCTACTGAAAAGTTACTAATTGTTGGATCCATTACCAAGAGCATAACACTTTCTTGCGAATCTGCAACTCCATTCAATGGTTTTAAATGTTTTAATATTGCTTCTCTTTCTTCTTTTGTTATCATGAGTCTGTCAATTTCATTTAAAAGAAGTTGTGGGTTTTGTTTATATTTACTAAACTCTTGAACTGGAGTTTGTTCTGCACCCTCTGGTATAAGTCTTAATAAACTATTCGCTTGAGCTAACTCTAATAATGATTGAGGCTGTATTTGTTTAACAGCATCTAAAGCTACTGGAGTATCAAATTGGAATAGATTAATAATTTTATTTTCAGCTGCTAAATTCCACATTTCTTTTGAAGAATAATCTAAGACACTTGGTTTGAGATATTTATTATAGGTTTCTTTTAAAGAATTCTGCCATTCAATATATCCATGTTCTGAAAGTAATTCTAAACTAATTCTTATTCTATCTAAGGCATCAACTGTTAAACAGTCAAATTTAATATTACCTAAATATTCACAATCATACAACTCATACTGCGAAGTTATTGCACCTTTTGGTGCTTTCATCGTAGCATTTAATTCTGTAAAATCATTATTAGTAATAACAATACCAGCAGCATGGACTCCTCTTCTACTAATTAATCCTTCAATTTTCGAAGCTACTTCCCAAATATCTGGATAGTTATACATTTCTGCAACGAAAGCTGGGACTGGTTTATTTCCTTTGCTTTCATCACCTTCCATACATTCAGTGAGAGTTCTAACAGCTCCTCTATCTACTGGAATTAATGAACTTAAATATGTCCCTAATTCTGAATCATATCCTAACCCTCTACAAGAAGTCTGTAATGCAGCTTTTGAAGTTTCTGTACCAAAAGTACAAACTGAAACTACCGTACCACCAATACTGTTAAAATATTTAGTAATCGCGCCAATATATTGCTGACGTTTACTAGCTTGACTATCCAAATCGAAATCGGCTAATTCTGGTCTATCTCTATGAATACATCTCCAATATGGTAATTCCACAGGAGAACGCAATGGATCTTCTTGAATGATATCTAAGTAATAAGCGGTAAGCAATGCTCCTGCAGAACCTCGCCAAGGTCCCATTAATGTATCTCCTTCATTCCAACCTATATCAACTACTTTTGCAATAGTTGTAAAGTAAGCGGAAAGACGTTCTTCGATTTTCTCTGAAACTTCCCATATTTCTGCGCATTCAGCTTCTATTCTTTCAATATGCGCGGTATCATCTGCTTCACTTTGAACCTGGCTATCATTTAAAAATCCATTTAATACTCTATTAATAAACCACTTATCATCATCATATTCAGATGTGATAAATTTAGTTATATATGGATATAAATCACCAAAAGGAGTTCTACCAATTTTAATTTCTTCGTAATTAATAGGTACTCTTGGAATGATTTGTTTATGTGCTAAACTATAATTTTCACATTTATCACATATCTCTTTAGTATTTAACCTAATTTCTTCAAGTTGCTCTGCGTTTAAAAAATTGAAATAAGTTCCTATTTCTTCCCAACTCATCATATAAGTAGTTTTATAAAAGTCATCTACTTCTCTATCACCTTCTCCAGCATTTAAGAATCCTTTATGTACTTTTCTATCAGATTCCACATAATAATGAGTATCAGTAGTAATTGTAACTTTTATACCTCTTGATTGCGCGTACACATACGCGAATTGATTATATAAATATTGTTCATTATCATTTGGTTGCATTTCAATATAGAAATCTTCTCCAAATAAATCTAAGCACCAATCTACAAAAGCATCTAATCGTGCATTTGATTTTGTTTCTATTGCATCAAAAACTAAATTCGCAAATTTACTTCCTAAACAAGCTGTAGATGCAATGATATGCCCTTTATTATTTCCAATTATTTCAGTTAAATCACTATAGTAAGTTGGCACTCTTTCAATAAATTGATAGTATGAACGACTCCAAGCAGTGCTACTTATTTTTCTAAGTAATTTATGCCCTTCTTTGTCTTTTGCCAATAAAATAAAATGAAAATACTTATCCGCGCCCTTAATATAATTATCTTTATTAAGATTATCACGAACTAAATAAATTTCATTACCTAGTACCAATTTAAAATTATTAATCTTTTCTAATTTTGCTTCATCATCTGCAAATTTTTCTTTTAATTTGTCGATATGTTTTAAGGCTTTAACATGACCACTCAATGATTCATGGTCAGTTATAGCAAGTCCATATAAGCCCATAGACAATGCTTGTTCTATGAGCTTTGGAACTTTATTTATACTATCTAACATTCTAATATTTGAATAATCTGTATGATTGTGCCCTGAAAAATAACTCACATTACTCCCCCTTTATTTCTTTATACTTAATTATAACATAGGTTTTAGTAAATGTCAATTAATTTGTGTTAATTTTTCAATATTTTCTTGCATAATTTCTTTTACTTTATCTTTCCAATCTTCAGATGCACAATATTTGTTATTAATTTCTGGTAATGTATCAAGTCCTTGGTCAATATAATTTTCTTTGATTAATTTACCAAAATATTCAATACATTCTCCATCATCTTTAAATTTAATTGCATTGCGATAAGGATTATTGCCATAAGCACCTAATCCAAAATAGTTATTTTTGTTTATCGCCAATTTACTAGTACCATTTCCAGATTCCAATCTAGCAACAGCAATAATAAAAAGTCCATTTATCTCATATTCATTTTCTACTTGTTGAATAATTGGCGCGTAGTCATATAGGAAACTATTTTTTAAAATTATTTTGTAATCTTCTAAAGATAATTTTGATGCGCCATGTATTTTTAAATTGTATTTCGGCGCAATGTCTGAATCATACCTTTTATCAAGATTTCCTCTTGAAATTGTTTTTGGCTCTTCTATTGCAATATATTGTTTAGGATTGCTAATTCCCGATTGCAAAAGAGCAATGACTGATTCACTTGGATACATTGTGAATCCACAGTTGACAGTAATTAATATTATAATAATAATGATAATTACAATAACTTGTTCTAATGACATCCTCTTTAAAAATTTCATTGTTCTTTTCATAATCTTAACTCCTTTTAGAAGTCGAAATTATTACCTTTAATTATGTAATCTACAATGAAAATCTGTGGTGAAACCATTCCATTCCATTGATTTATATTTGCTTTCCCAACAATTGTCAAGTCTACAAAACCGTATTTTAATAACTCATTTCCGAAATCTTTATCTTTAAATTTTATTAAGGTAACATTTCCAACTGTAATTTTTATAGTATCTTCAGTTTTGCCAATAATTTGAATATCTTTTTTAGATATTCTTAAATCTTCAATAGCAATTAATGGTTCTTCAACCCCTTGTCCCCACAGGTTATTTAACACGCCTATATCCATAATTGATTGTTGGAAATGGACGTTGTTAGCATTAAGAATAAAATCTACTCCATAAGTATTTTCATGAAAATTAAAATCAGCTAATTTTTCATTTGCATACCTTAAAAAAGGTTGAACATTTTTATCCTCTATTGCTATTCCATGTGCAAGTGCATGACCTTCTGCCATAAGAAAATAACCACTATCTAAGAAAAATTGTCTTAAATCTCCTATAGTACCATTATTCCCTCTGGCACTTCCGCGCCATACATCATTACTATCTTTTCTAGCTATTATAACTGGTTTACGATATTTGCTTGTAACTTGCATCGCAATTAATCCTGTTAATGTAGTATCAAAATTATCTTCATCGTCCTCAATAGGAACGAAAATAATTTGATTATCAGCTAAATTGAATTTACTAATTTTTATATCTATAAACTCTAATGCTTTTTCGCGCGCTTTGGCTTGGCGTGAATGTGCATTAGTGCATATTCTTACTGCTTGTTCGGCAAATACTTCTGTATCATTTGAACCAGCTCCTCTTTTCGTGCTAGGTACTAATTTATCTCCAGTTATCATACTTCCGAATAATATTTCTTTTTCACTTTGTTTACCCACTCTAATTAAAGCATTAATTAATGGAACAATGTAAAAAGCTATATCTACTGGTTTTAAATGAAGAATATCTCCAATACTAAAAGCTCTAGCATTAATTGCGGCTTGTAAGAATTTGTTTTTGTTTTTCTTTTTCAATCCAGTCTCAATGATATATCTTGTTTCTAAATCACGAAGATCCATCATATCTCCAACTAAAGCTACTGCTGCTAAATCTATATATTCTTCTGCATAATTAAAACCATGAATAGTATCATAAAGTTGGCAAAACTTATAAGTAACGCCAGCGCCACATAAACTTTTATTTGGATAATTTTCAGATAATTGATTATTTACAACAATCGCATTTGGACTTTCAATGTCTGCCATATGATGGTCTAAAATAATTATATCTACTCCCCTATCCTCAAGTTCAATATGTTGATCATATTGATTACTACCAGCGTCTGGAATAATTACTAATGAAACTTGTTCTGGTATTGTATCAATAATAATTCCATGTTGTTTTCCTTCGTGAATACGCCATTCTATATCTGCATCTGGCTGAACATTTTTAATATATTGGTACATTATAGCAGAACTACAATATCCATCAGCATCTGAATCTACTTGTATGAAAATTTTATTTCCTGCTGTTAAATGTTTTTCTAAACATATTGCAGCTTTACTGATATTATTTAAAAGTAATGGATTATACTCCATGTCTTTTATTGGATTTAAATATGCTTCTATATTTGTTATTCCTCTAGCTGTTAAAACATTAAATCCAGCATTTCCTTCTAAACTAATATTAGATTTTAATCTATAAATCATTATTTCACTCTTATCCTTTTTGCATATAATTTTTGAAAATTACTTAAACCCTGGTCAATTGGAGAATCTTTATAATCTAAAATATCTTCCATATCATATAAAAAACTAAAAGTAGAATAGTTCTTATACTTATTACTTAAATTTATAAGTTTATTAAAATATTTTTCGCTTTCTTCGCCTAATGTTTTATACTGTTTATCAAAAGCAATAACTATTTCTTTGGCGCCATGTTCTAAAAGCATCATTATTTGTGCCTTATTAATAGAACTACCACAAACGGCAACAGCATTATTAAAATCTTTATTTAAACTATCAAATTTTAAAACACTTTTTTCACCTTCAAAAATAATTGCTTGTTGAGTTTTCCTTATATTATCTTTTGTTTGGTCGAGTCCATACAAGTTAAAAGATAAAGAATGACTATAAATTATATTCTCAGATCTTATTGGTCTATATTTACCATTTAACTCTGCGTCTAATGGATCTAAACTTCTTCCTCTAACTCCAATTAATATTCCATCCTTATTATAGTGAGGAATAATAATTTTATTTTCCTTGACTGAATATAGAATGTTAAATTTTTTCATTGTTTCTACTGTAATTTTTTCGTTAAGCCATTCTTGAGTTGGATAAAAATAAAAAATTTCAAGAATATTACTATTACATGGTGGAATAATTAATCCATCACCTTTTTTGTAATAATAACTTGCTATACTTTCATATTTATTAACATCATCAGAAATTTCAAATGAGAAACTATTTCCAGTAAATTGAAAAATGATATTAAGTGCTTCATAAAAATTAATTGGTATCTTTTCAACTGTTCTATTTTTAATAATTAAATCAATAATATCAAAACTATCATCACATTCAGTATAACAACGAAACAATTTTGATTCTCTATAATAATAAAGTTTCATACTTGCATTACTATCCGCGCCATTGTGACAAATAGTTGGGAAAATAATATAATTCGTTGTATCTATATGTTTTGTAGCTCCTAAATATTTTAGAATTTGGATTATCTGATCATCGGTAATATTATTTTTTAACTGTTTAATATCTATCATAATAAATTACCCCAATCTTTTAACGTTGCTGGTCTCTTAGTTGCTAATGATTTCATATATTCAATAGTTTTATCATTATCTTCTTTCTCTTGATGAAAATTAATAGTGTTGACATCATTAATTCTTTTTATTATATCTTCATCTTCATCTTCCTTATCAAAAATAAAATCATTAGTCATAATAACTTTTTTGACTTCTCCAGTTGTTTCATCAAAAGTAAATTTATTAACCGTTACATATTCAGTAATTGATATATCTATAGGATTATAATTTGCATCAGTCATAAATAAATCTTCAACTCTACAAGTACCTAAATCTATCCTACTCCAAATACGTACATTATTATAAAAACTTCTTCTCGCCTTATAAATATCTGTAACATGAGTTGGTGTTGGCATATCTAATTTTTGTAAAGCTGGTCCTAGCATAATCATATCATCATCTGTAACTTTTAAACAAATACAACCAACGTCAATTTTATCCGCAATTGCGGTCGATCCTCTAATCATATTTTGAGTTCGTATGCCTTTTTTATGTTGTTCCCATTCTCTATTCATTTGCGTTGCTGATTTAACAAAAACTCCTAAATCAACAGCAACATCTTTAAGCATTGTACTTAACATACCTAAAATAACATCTTCTCTTATTTTTAAATCTCTATACTCATTAAGTAACCCAGGACTTGAAAATATATAATCATAAAAAATATGATCTGTCCCAAATTCTTGATAATTAAACCTAATTAAAGTTTGAATTTCCATGATAGATGGATCTGGCAAATGCTCAATTCTAAAATTATCTCCATAATAATCTATTATTTGAAGTGCTTTTATAATTCTTTCTTCTTCATCTCCATCATACATTCCAGTTAATATTTTATTTTCATTAACATCAGCCAAATTGGCTAAAATTAAAGTTTGTATTTCATCAAATCCCATTTCTGTAGTGATAAATAAAACTTTTTGATTATTCCCTTCATTAACCCATTTTCTATTTATACTACTATATCTTAATGGGTATGCTAAAAAACACGCGTCTCCAACCATAGTACGTGATTTACCACTTCCTGTAGTACCACTAAGTAAATAAAATTTACCTTTACGCGCGCCTCTAGTAATAGTATTAAAAATTTGTCCTGGCAATGGAAAGCCAATCTCTGGCGATAGTTTTAAACTAGCAACTAACTCTTTCATTCCGTCTTTAGCAAAAATAGAACGATCATTTCCTTTGACTACAAATTCTTTTTGTATTCCAGTAAATCTCGCCATAACTTGTCTAAAAATATCTTCTAAAGTCAACCCATCAAATTTCGTTTCCATGTCTTGAGCTTTTGTTGGATCAACTATATTTTCATCATAAATAAAACTAATATCTAATCCGCCTTCTTTTAAGGCTCTCAAAGAACTTAATTTTTTAAATCTTTTGTAATAATAATGAAAATTATGTGGCTGAGCTAATTCTTCTGCATCTTGTAAAAACTGAATCCCATTTTCTTTTTTGTAATTAAGATAAGCAGTATCAAACTTTGACAAATAATTATCTATGTCGATACTGTTAATTTTTATTACTCCATCTTCGTAAAGATTATTAATCGCGCCAAAAATTAATTTATGAAAGCGAGTTTCAAAATCATCTACGGTAATATGGAAACTTGGATCTCCTAAGAACATTGGATTTTTAATTAAACATCCTATAATTTGCATTATATTGTTGTTGTCTGTTAAATTTGCTATGATTAATCACTTCCCGTCTATAAACTATTTAAATCAATACAGTTATTTTGTTTTTGTTTCTTTTCGCCAACTTTTTGCTCATCAATGTAGATAATAACTTTTTGTTGATTCTCACAATTATCTGCTAATTTGTCCGCTAATTTATCAGATTTGTAATCTAATTTACCATAATATTCTCTGGCTTCTTCAAGTATATAAGGAATAATTCCAATGCCTTCCATGGCCTTTTCTACTTTTCCTCTTTTAACTTCAAAATGATATTTTAGAACTTTGAGCATTTCTTCATACGAAATACCTTTATTATAAAATGTTTTCATTTGATTATATACTTTTGGACCCGGTGCCTTAAGTTTAAATAAGACACAAACATATCTAGCCAATTCCCTTTTTTCTGATAGTATTTTAAAACAAGTGGGGTGATACCACTTATTAGATATACTATCAAAAATTCCATCAGCTTTTATAACTTGCTCCTCGCAATGAGGACATTTTACACTTTCCTTTACTGCCAATAAAATTCACCCCACTTTCTTATATTCTTATTATACCATAACTTGACCTAAAAGTCAAGATTTAACCCTCTATAGAGTCTAAGTAGTCACTGGCATTTGCAGTTTTACTTCTTTCTATTGTTTTGAGTTTGACACATCCAAATATTGAACTAAATTCTCCACTATTTCTTAATTTCAATAATAGTTTTAAACCATTATATGTTTTAAAAATTTCTGCGTCAGCCTGTGCAATATCTCCATCAAATATAATTCTACTTTTGTCTCCACATCTACCAATTAATAACTTAATTTGTTTGCCAATCAAATTCTGTGCTTCATTAACAATAATAATGCATTTCTCTAAATTTCTACCTCTAGCTACTGCCATTGGTAAAATTTCAATTTGGTCTTGCATAACAAGTTGTGCAATATTATCTTTTCCAGCAATATCTATAAAAGCCCCTAAATAAGGTAATTCTTTTTCTACGATACCACCAGGTAATGCAGCTAATTCTTTGGTTGATTCAACTTGAGAATTATTAGGAATAAAAATAATTTTATCAATATTTCCTTTTCCGAGTTGTTGTAATGCGTAATGCACTGTTAAAAATGTTTTGCCAGTACCATATCCACCATTAATAGACAGTATAGTAACATCTTTATCTTGTAATAAATCTATAAAACATTTTTGTTCTACATTTCTCGGTTTAATCGCGCCACTGCTATAATCACTTTCTATTGCTCTAGTATCTTTGACAAAACCTAACTCTCCATTCTTATATTTCAAAATGAGATAAGGTTCATATTCTTTTTGACCTTTATATTCTATGACTTTCGCGCCATCTCTAATAATCAAAAATTCATTCTCATGCATTTTCATTGGTGGACGTTTTGTTTGTAACATAACTTCTACTTCTGAATTATACATATTATGGTCAAAGTTAACTACGTAGTTAATAATTCCAGCATATGTTTCTTCAACTAAATCGCCAAAATTAACTACTTCAATATTTTTTGCTTTAGCTTTAATTTCCATAACTACATCATTCGTAGCTAATTTCATTTTATTTTTATAAGCGCACATAATTAAAATATCATCAACTTCTTTTTGCCAATATTTTTTATCATAAAAAGTAATATTACTAATATTCTTTTTAATTAATTTTGATGCGCGGCGCGCCTTGTAACCAGTTTCTCCATCTTTTGTCTTTAATCTATCTAATTCTCTTAAAGAAGAAATATGTAGGGCAATATTATCTTGTTTAATCGTTAATGGAGAATCTAATAAAATATTTGTATCTAATAATGTTCTCATATATCGCTCTCCTAAATTAAAAAGGGAAGGTAACCCTCCCCTTTTTATATTACATTTCTAGTAATTTTTTTATATCAAGAATTACCATTTCAACTAAATCTTGCTGCTTTTCAGTAGCAGTCGAAAGTTTTATAGGTTGGCCAAAATAAGTTTCTACTATGCCCGATAATAGTGGACCCATCTTATCTGGATCGCTGTCGAGTGCTTTCATCCACAAACGTCCTGCTTCTTCCATTGTATCTGAGAAAGACCTAGTCTCCTCTTCTTCAAAATTCTTTATTTCTTGATTGGTAATTGTCACACCATCTATTCTTTCGCTTTTTTCAATTGCATCATTGAGTGCATTTACTAATTCTTCATAACCAAATGGTATTACTGGTGACATATATTTAAAACGACTACCAGCTACTAAAGTTGGTGTTCCTCTTGTGCATAATACACGTTGAGTAGTTCCATCTTCGTTTTCCTTTACTCCAATGTATCCAATGATGTCTACTAATCCATTTACAATTTCATATGCTCTTTTTGGAATGAGTGGAGATATCATTTCGACATCTGCCAATCCTTTTGTCTTTATTACTTTTATTTCTTCATGTGCAATAAAAACTAATCCATATCCAAGCATTGTAATTGTTCTAAATGCATTCGCAAATTCAGTTTTGCATAAAGCATAACCTTTTCCCCATTCAATATCACCTAAAGTGGCAACTCCATTTTGTTGGCAAATATACTCTTCGCATTTTTCCCAAGCAATAGCGACTGTATCAATAGAGATAGTTTTATATCTCGCTTGAGCCGCGGGAGTTTTCAACTGAGCAAGTACTGTTTTAAATTCTACCCACTTCATAATAGGTACTGCCATAATTCCACCAAGCGCATTGTAGCCCATTTCAAAAGCTACAAGCAAGTTGTCTGGAAATTGACTTGCCATTGTTGTTTTACCCAATTTTGGTTTTGAGTAGATAAGCGCGTACTTGCCTCTCAAATCTTTACTAATTGTGGTTGGCGTTAATTCTAGTATATTCATAGAAAACCTCCTTTTTGTTTAGTAACTATTAATTACTAAAAATCAAATCCGCCAGTTTTCTTAGCTGCTCCCGCAGTTGCAGTACCAGAAGTTTTTGCTTTAGCATCCTGTTTTTCTTTATCAGCTTCAAGTCTAGCTTTTCTAGCGACAAGACCAGCTGAAACTTCTTCTTCAGAATAAGCTTCATCAGCATCTTTAGCAGGAGTACCAAAACTAATCACTAATTCTCTAACAGTCTTAGTTTTAGATTCTTCTAAAACTCCGAAACCACCTTCAGACACTACAGTTTTCTTATCTTCTATAGGCATTTGACGTACAGTTCCAGCAACTAAAACAGTGTTACCTTCATTCCAATTAGTTTGAGCAAACGCAACTCCCTGAGGTGATTCAACAACGTAATTTAATACATCAAGTTTATCTCCATACTGTACAATACCGCCTTTTACAAGCAATCTTCCAGTTGGAGCATCATCTTTTACTTCATCGGCCATGCTAAGGATAACAATTTCTTGTTTAAAACTAGCTTCTGCTTTTGCAATGCCTTTAGTAGTAAAGAATGAACCATTGACTCTATAGCCGTTGATTAAATTACCAGTTTGTCCATAATAAGAGTTTTCAGAAATAGAACCAGCGTTGACTTTAATATCATTTGCTTTATCTTTACCTACAGCGGCAACACTCATTGCATTTTTTTCAAGGTCTTCTAAACCAACATATGCTGGATTTGGTTTGCCAGCTTTTGTCATTGAAGTTGCGAAAACATTGACCTGTACAAGGTTGAAAATATCTTTTTCTCCCTCTACTGGTACTTCAATAATAATATTACCACCAATATAGTCTTTCTGTTCACCAGTCTTACCATGTCTTAAATCTAATTCGCTTAATTTGCCCGCGATACTTACTTCATTTATTGATTGTTTCATTTGTTATTAATCCTCCGATTTTTCTTCTTTTAGTTCTTTTTAATTTTCATTAGTTTAAATACATAAGAAATAGGCTTGGTTTGTGCCAAGCCTATTATTAAGACTTATCTATTTCTTTGCTTTTTTTTCAACTTCTGCGTCTGGATCGAAGTCAAGACCAGCGTCAGTCAAAGTAATGTATTTAACGATCGCAGGTTTGTTGTCTGCTCCGACTACAGTTACTTCATTTCTTACAGCGTGTCCTTTTTTTACAAGTCCATTTACACTACCAGTTACAGCACTAATGCTTACTCCTAGAGCGTCCTTAATATCATTACCTGTTAGTTTTGCGCCATAGTTGGCTTTAAGATAGTCAAAAATCTTTCTTGAATTGTCTGTCATTGTTTGTGTTCCTCCAAATTTTGTGTTTCAAATTTTTATTTTGTTACAAAAGAAACCAGAATATCGGGCGAAATTCTTAATTTCTTTTATAATTTATTATAACATAATTTTCTCATTGTGTCAAATAAAAGAGAGTAATTTTTTAGTAGATTTTCCATAATTAATGTAATTTTCTAAGATTTATCCACTAACTTATTACTCCCCGCGACATTACAGAGATTTAGTTAGTTTTGATATGCTTGACGCGCCATTAATGGCTTTATTTCCTATGGTAGTTCTACCACTAATTGGTATATCATTTACGCTAATTTTAATGATATTAGTTGAAGTTGCAACTAATACTTCTTTAGTTTTTTGATTTATAAATGTAGCATCAACTATATATTCAGTAGCATCTTTAAGTTTGTGTATATTAACACCTTTGCCGCCACGTCCTATATTAGAAAATTCTTTCATATCAGTTTGTTTAACCATTCCATTAGAAGTAATAGAACATAAATATATATTTTCTTCCAAAGGTATATTTACTATTGCGACAAGATGATCATTTGGATTTAAGTTGATTCCTTTAACTCCCATGGTATTTCTACCAGTAGACGTTATTTCAGATTCTTTAAACTTAATCCCATTGCCATTGGCGCTAATAAGCATGATTTCTTCTTTTTCTTTTATGAATTGAACAACTGCTAAACTATCGCCATCTTTTAATTTAATGGCTGCCATACCAGTCCTTTTTTTAGAAATATATTCGGATAATTCAGTCTTTTTTACAATACCATTAATAGTGCCAAAGACAACATATTTACTTGTTGTATTTTTATTGTATGGAATCATATTAACTATTTTCTCATCAGCTTCCATTTCTAAAATAGAATTTAAGTGTGTTTCCTTACCAATTTCTAAATCATTTAAATAATATATATATGCTTTACCTTTATTTGAGAAAAGTAAAACCATATCTCCATTGCTAGTATAAATAGTTTCTTTAATAAAATCATTATTTTTCAATTTTATTTTAGAACCTTTACCACCTCTATTTTGTACTAAATAATTAGTAGCTTCGGTAGCAAGTATAGCTCCTTTTTCAGAAATATAAACTACTAGATTTTTCTTTTCTAATGGTTCATTTTCTTCTTCAGTATTAATTGTTGTATTTAAAGTTCTATGGTCATCTTTAAATTTATTTTTAATGCTTTCTATTTCTCTTATTACTTCTTTATTAAATTTTTCTTCACTATTCAATAATTCTGTAATTTGAATAGACTCTAACTCTAGCTCCTTTAGTTCTTTTACCAATTTCTCTTTTTCAAGTGCGGCTAATTTTTGTAATTTCATATCCAAAATCGCTTTTGCTTGAAGTTCAGTAAATGAATAGTTCTTCATTATTGTTACACAAGCAACTGCAGTATTCGCTGAAGCTTTAATGTCTCTAATAACATCATCAATAATATCTATCGCTTTAATTAATCCAGTTAAAATATGAATTCTATCAAGTATTTTTCGTAAGTCAAATTCATAACTTCTTCTAATTGTATTTTTTAAATGCTTGAGATATGTAACTAATGCTTCGCGCCATCCAAATACTCTTGGGAATCTACCTTCTTCAAGCATTACCATATTTACTGGATAATGATACCCTAATGAAGTTTCTTTATAAAGCCTATCAATAATGCGCGCAACATTAGCTGTTTTAGTTAATCTAATTCTAATAGCAACACCATTATAGTCGGTACCATCAAAATAACTTTCTATTCCACTAATTTTACCTTCTGCAATAGACTTGTTCAATTGTTCGCAAATTGTACTTGTACAAACTTGATATGGCAATTCTTTTACCACAATTTCATTTTTGTCACTATCATATTCCATTTTTGCAATAATTTTTATACTTTTTCCTTTACCTTCTCTTAAAGAAAGTTTTACTTCTTCCTCATTAGTAATTATTCCTCCAGTAGCAAAATCAACTGGACAATAAATATCTTCAAAAGTTGATTGTGGATTGTTGACTAATTTAACTAGAGCAGCGCAAACATCCCCAATATTAAATTGAGGGATGGAGCATGAGGCGCCAACGCCGATACCAGTACACCCATTGACAATATTAGGGAAATAACCTGGAAGCACAGTAGGAAAATAATCTGTTTGATCATAATTTTCTCTCCATTTCTCGATGGTTTCTTTTTTAATATTTTTCAACATTTCAGCCGCAACAGCAGAAGAACGTAATTCTAAATACCTATCTGCGGCATAATCATCCAAATTAATTAAAGAACCAACATTCCCTTGAAAATCTTCCAAAGGATAACGTAAAGCAAATGGCTGTGCCATCCTCACTAAATTGCCATATATTGGACCTGAACCATGCACACTAAATGACATGGCAGCGGCCACATTTTTTGTTCCTTTTTTAAAAGCCTTGTCATGAGTAATACCATTAATCTGCTGAGCATAAAGTATCTTTCTCGCGCCGTCTTTTAAACAATCTCTTGAATCTGGAATTGCTCGATATTTCAATACATAACCAGCATAGGTTAAATATTCTTTTGCGAGTATATCCTCTATTCTTTTATCTTCAATCATTTGTTCACCTCATTTCTATTAATAGTATACCATATATTTTGCATAATGTCAATTATTTATCCCTATCAATACTTCTTTGTTCAGAAAAACCATTCGGATATCTATCATATAATTTAGCAATATTCATTTGTGCTATAACATCCAATGGTATTCCTATTACATCTGATAATTCAGAAAGATACCAAAGCACATCTCCAATTTCTTTTGCTAAGTCATCAGTTTTTAAAGTATGATTATGAAAATAATATTTTTTAATTAAATCTGCAATTTCACCAGCTTCTCCAGCCGCACCGAGCGCACCATTTAATAACATTTTATCATTGTCGTTTACTATCGAGCGGGTTCTTCTACTTTCTTGTTGATATTCTTTAAAGTCCATTAATCTTTCACCTCAGTTGATAATTTTAATTTAGTTGAATGTTTTCCTATGGCAAAATAATTATTATAATAAGATTTTTTATAATCAGGCCATTTATCAACTTCTTCAAGTATTTTAGCTCTCATACTAATATCTTTATCCATATTATCAATTATATTCCATTCATCTTTATTATCAAAAAAACATTGTGTTACACTATAATCTTCACTACAACATCTCATATAACTCAAAGAATTATTAGAATTAAATGGGCATCCTTTTTCGCGCCAACATCCAATTGCATCATCATTTAATGTTATAATTGCATTCCCAAAATTCCATTCTTCGTCTGTAAAAAAACCAAATCTATATTGAATTGAAGCTTTTAATTCATCATGCTCCCATAATAAATCAATGCTTTCTTCTCCCTCTTTAGGCTTTAATGTATTATCAATTTGCTTAGTTTTTTCCATTTCTTTTCTGTAATCAGCAATTATGTATAATGCATCACCTAGAGTGCCTTGAAAATCATCTGGCAAATTAAAACTTGCATCATATATTTGTAAAATTTTCTTAGATTTCATTTGTACTCTCCCATATTAATTTAAACATATCATAGTTTAAAAATTTACTAAATTCTTGGTAGGCGAAAGGCATTCTTTCTCCTCTTATTTTTGCATGAGCTATCTTAGCTATATAATGATTTGGTATATAATCTATCTCATCATTATTTTTATGAAAATCAATATTATCTTCATTATATACATCCATATGTATTAATGGATAACTTTCACCAATCCAAATTTCAAAAAAGTCATCTAAACTAATTTGTTGCGCATAGTTATGCAAATATACTTCTCCTATTGTAGCTCCTTCTGCATACAAATTACGAATTTGTTCTACATCATCAGTAGTCAATCTAGTTTTATTTTTCAATTTCCTAAAATTAACGTTGCGGCCGCCAGGTGTATTATTATATCCATTCTTATATGAAATGAATTTGTTAATATAATATATCTCTCTTTCATCCAATTGTGCATATTTACATACTTCTAAAATTTCGAATGTAAAATTTTCTATGCTAAAATTACGGATAGCATTATACAATGGTTTTCCGTAATCTCGACCTTTTTTATTAAAGGCGTTATATTCATGTTGTTTAAAACGACGTTCTATATCAATAGATTGCCCAATATAACACTTTCCATTTTCATTATTTGTTAATTTATAAATTCCAATAGTCATTACTCATCCAACAAGTCAAAATCGACATTAGAGAATATGAATTCTTTTCTGTCATCGACTTTTTCTCCCATAAGCATTTCGAACATTGCATTTGCTTTTACTCCATCCTCAATGCAGAATCTGATTAATCTACAATTATCTTCAGAAAGAATTGTTTTCTTAACATCCTCTGGGTTCATTTCACCAATACCTTTGAATCGAGTGGTACTTCCGCTAATCGTTTTTTGCAATTTAGCAAGTTCAATATCGTCATAAGCATAACCGGGTGTTTTATTATTAATTTTATAAAGTGGAGCTCTTGCCCAAAATATTTTCCCTTCTTCAAGTAATGCTGGCATGAATTTATAGAAAAATGTAAGTATTAAACACATGATACTACTGCCATCGACATCGGCATCTGTGAATATGCAAACTTTTCCATATCTCATTTTCTTAGGATTGCATTTATCAAAAATTCCACAACCCAATCCAACAATTAAATCTTGAATTTCTTGATTCATCATTACATCTTCAACACTATGTTTTAAAGCATTGATAACTTTACCTCTTAAAGGAAGACAAGCTATGTATGTACTATCTCTAGCCTGTATAATACTTCCAGCAGCACTGTTACCTTCTACTAAAAATAATTCAGATTTTTCATCATGATGTTCGCAATCAACCAATTTTCCAGCAAGTACTGCTTTCTCTTTTTTACTTTTATCTGTTAATTTATCTGCATCCATTACACTTTGTCTAGCTTTTAATGCAGCTTTCTCAGCTTTTTCTTCTTTAAGTAAAAATTCTTTTATTTTTTCAATGTCACTTGGATATCTATCCATGAACAAATTAAATCCTTCGGCAAAAGCTTTATCTGCCAAAGAACGAAGTTCGGGATTATTTATTTTTGTTTTCGTCTGGTTGGCAAAAGAAGGATTAGCAACTTTACATGAAACTGCATAAATTAGTCCTGTTCGCGCCATATCTCCAGTGAAATCTTTTTTAAGAAGTTTATTTATATTTCTTGTTATTGAAGTTTTAATTCCAGTAATTGGAGTTCCACCTTCGACATTATGCATACCATTGGTAAAACAGAAAGATTTTTCTCTTCCTTTTGTCCATTGCATTGCGACTTCAACACTATTGACACCATCGCTAATTTCATAATATATAACATTTGGGTGCACAGATTTTTCTGCGTTATCAGCAATAAGGTCTAACAAACCACCTTTAGCGCAATATGATTTTTTAATTGATTTATCACCACTTAAATCTTCCAACTCAAAAGTCAAACCTTTGGTAAGATATGACAAATTTTTACAAGTTGCGCAAAGTTCATCAAATTCAATTTTAATTTCTTCTAAATTAAATACTTCAGCATCTGGAATGAATTGAATTTGTGTTCCAATCTGTTTTTCTTTAGTTGGATTTTCTTTATAATAAATTAATTCACCTTTTTCAAATCTTATTTCTGCATAAACTCCATCTCTCCATACCCCACAAGCAAATTTTTCAGAAGAAAGACAAGTAGCTTTACCACCAATACCATTCAATCCAGCTACACTTTGGTAAACTTTATCATTAAATTTACCACCAGTATGACTTTTAGAGAATATATCTTCTAATACATTCTCTCCATTTTCTCTTATACCAAAAGGAATTCCTCTTCCATAGTCCCTAATTGTGATACAATTATCTTTCCCAAGTGTAATTTCTATTTTATTACCATGTCCCATATAGTATTCATCAACACTATTGCTTATTATTTCTTGAATAGAATGGTACACTCCTTGCATATCAGCACTACCAAGATACATGGCTATTCTTTTTCTTACCCCTTCTTTAAAGGTAAGACTTTCTATATGACTTATATTGTATGAATTCATTAATTGTCCTCCTTAAAACTCTTTAATACATTACAAACTCCTTGAATTACTAAATCATAATAATCTTTAGCAAAAGAATCTAATTCTGTAAAATATCTATTATCACCAAATATTAATTGAACCTCATCACTATTAATTTTCTGTGGTTTAAGAAGACCATCAAGAAAATTTGTAATAAGTTCGTCTTTATCATACCCTTCTTCTAATTCAAAAAAATCTATTATTTCATCAAGTATTTTTTCTCTTTCAGTTCTTTTATCTTTATACTTCTCTGGCAATAGCAATTGACTATAATCACAAAGATACATTGTATAATAATAAATACATTGACCATTTGCATTAATTCCATCACCTGTATTAGGTGGAACATGGCATTTTTTATCTCTACAATAATTGCATTTTGTTGCATGGCAACTTCTCATATATATTCCTCTCTATCTTTTGTCCAATAAAATAAGGACAGATTTTTATCTCTCCTTATATTATACGATATTATTCACTTTTTGTCAAGTTTTTGTTAAATTTTGAAAAATACTATGGAACTACTACTTCTATTAAGAAGTATTGGCTCAATATAATATTCTATAAAGTCTTCGTCTACTTCTACATCTACATAATCTTTATCTATTCTATAACCTCTTAAATTTTCAGATGCTTTAAATGATTCAAATATATCACCATTTTTATAAACTATGCGCATATTTTTCTCTGGAGACAATCTAATGATTTTTTCTATTTTAGTGGTATCCATTTCTAGTAGTAATTTACTTAAAAAATCATTCGCATTTTCTATCGTTCTTCCAATCACAAATACCCTAGCCATAAATTTTCTCCCAAGTACAATCTTTGGCATCAATATCATCTCTAAACCCCATAAATTTAGGATGGCGCAATCCATCTGTATCATGGATTTCCATGGCCTGTACTCTACAAGGTTTCAATTTATATTTATCCAAATTATCAATAACGTCTTTGCGAAGATTTTCTGTTAATCCCGCAACAAAACCTATTGGAAATACCTTACCATCTTTATATACTCCAATTTCTAAACTTCCAGGTATCCCTAAGAAATAATTCTTTGAAATTGGTAATAACGCCGCTCCAGCAAAATAATCAGTAAACAGATATTTACCTTGAAGTAATTCTCCAGTCTTTTCATTTTCCCAATATTCCCAACCATCTATATGGTCGCCTTTATATTCTTTAGTCGCTTCTTTATAATTCCCAGTAAGGAACACATCTAAGTCTTCTGCTATTTCTTTTTTAACTTTTATGGTAGACCAAGCTGGAGTTCTCTTGAAATAAACTGGACATTCTCTCAAAGTAGCTACAATTCCTTCTTCTCCATATTCTAATCCTTCAGCAAGCAAATCAATAAGATTTTGGCCTGAAGCATAATGAGCAAACTCTATATTATTTGCATTGAGGAATTCTCCTACATTTTCTTCAATATGTAATAAAGTTTGTATTCTTTCTTCAAAAGGAACAGTAAATAACTCTTCCCCATCAAAAGCCCATACATCAAATATATAGAAGTGTAAAGGGTTATCTTTTTGACGTGCTACTGCTTTGGCAGGAAGACAACGTAAAATAGTACCTACATCTTTTGAGACAAGGCCTGGGTAATATAGTTCACCAACTAATATCGTACCATCTTTACAAATTAAATCTAATGCTTGAGAAATATGAGGAACGTGCTCAGATTTATCATTATAGCCGCCATTAACACTTTCTGTTCTTGCTTGTTGCTCAAACTTTCCATTTTGTTTGATAAATGCTGACCAATCTCCATCTTTCTTCAATGCTCCCAAATACTTACCTGACTTAAGTAAGGTATTAATCTTTTCTTTTTTGTCTCCTTTAAATGTTGCAGGAAGTGACCAATATTTCATTCTTTCTAAATTAAAATAATCCATTTTTACCTCACTTTTATTCTTTATAATTAATTATAACATAAAAATGGCAATTTGTCAATTATTCATAATCAACATAATCACCATAATCCTCTTGGAAATCATCATATTCATCTATTGTGTCATAAATACTACTATCGTCTCCTTTTGAAGGAGATGTATCAAATTTTGGTTGCTCATCATTTGTAATAATATCTTGTTCAGATACTTTTTCAAATTTTGGTAATTGATATTCTTCGACAGGTTTGTCTGAAGAGTAATATAAAATATTAATTGCTATTAAACATACAAAAATTATTAGCGCAATTAAAATTCTTTTTAATTCTCTCATTACAATTAACTTCTTTCTTTGAAAAATTTTCCTTTTATTGCCGCGAGAAAGATAATGATATCTTCTTTCACAGTTTTCTTAGGTACATCTAATCCCATTTGAGCAGCGCATTCATCACATAAAACAATATTAAAATTTTGCTTATCATCAGGATTTTTCTTTAAAACACAATCTAACTCTACCCAATTAGTAAAATCTATATGAGTAGTAATTTTTTCTTTTTTACAATTCTCACATTGTAATGTTAAATTTACTTGTTGCATTACTTAATCTCCTCCATAAATACAGCAGCCTTAGTTTCTAATTCTCCAAGAGTTCCACTATTATCTATAACTACATCATAGTCATACAATTCAACATTTGCATCTGAATCATTAGATATTATAGGTTCAACTCTACTATTCTTTACTAATAATGTTATAGCACCAAAATCATTTGCAAATCTTGAAATTTCTTCAGGTTCTCTACTATGAATAAATAGGATTCCATCTCCATCCCAACTTTCAAAATTATTAATAACGTCTTTGATGTACCTATAAGGACCATCATTATACCTAACCCACAATGCTTTTAAATCACTAAGCATTCTTCTATCTTTTTCAGTCTTCCCGCCATTCCAATCAAACACATTGGCAGCTACTTCTTTAACCTCGTCAACTGTTGACACATTGAACACTTTTCCAAATAATTCACAACACTCTACAAAGGTATCTTTTCCACTACCGCCAACACCATTAATTACTACAATTTGTTTCATTCAAACACCTCCATTTAGTGCTATATTTTTATTTTTGTACTTTTCATCATAAGTAACTTCAACACCAAAATACTCTGGCGGAACAAACCACAATGCTTTTTCTTCCGTATCAAATTCTATTTCAATTACCTTTAATGGAAAATTTATATAATCATCAACTTCATATATAAGTCCAGTATTATCATCGACATAAGTATATCTCATCTTCTCTAATTGTATACCTACTGCTCTATCAATATTGTTTTCAAATTCAAGTTTAGTTATTTTCCATTCTTTTTCTTGTCTTACAAGTCCATAACCACTTTTAAATGTTATTCTATATGAATCCCATCCCTCTCCACGGATACTTCTTCTAAATCTAATTTCTGGTAGTATACTTAAATAGTATTGTGTTATGCGTGTTGTACGAATTAATGTACAATTAAAGTGTTTCATTGTATCAATATTGAATTCGTTATTAATTAAAAATTTTCGTTCTATTTCCATAATTTACCTCTATAATATTTATAATATACTCTTTAAAAAAGATTAGAAGAATCCCATATATGGCTATCGCCTTTGCCCTTAAGACAAATATGGAGTTGCTCGTCAGCCCTACAACTCAGCTTTTACGACCCTGGACACTTGCTCCTTTCTTTTACCATCACATTTTTACCCATAAGCAAGGTAAGATACTAGCTGTGATACACTAGATGACGCTTTCGGTAGCGAGTGATATCTATGCATTGGCTCACTAAACCCAATAGTTTAATGTCTTATTGCGCGGACAAACCATATTTAATTCTTTTTCTTTTATTATAACATTAAAATCCCAAAAAGTCAAACTTTTTAGTTGCATCACTTGCCATCTTTGCTTTCCAATATCTTTTAAATTGTTCATCAACATTCCCTAATTTAAAACCAGTACCATCTTTCAATACAATTTTTGATTCTAAATCTGTTTGTTGAGGATAATTAAATTCAATCCTTGTTCCATCTTTATATATTTTTGAATTATAAATATAACCTACTAATTTCCAATGCGTTGGTTTTTCCACTGCTGGATCTTCCAAAGAAGCTAGGAACCAATTTGTTATAATTCCATCTATTTCTAACATAAATATTCTCCTTCGTGCGCTATTAAATCTAATTGTCTATCATAAAAAGCTTGCATTTCATAATAGCAATTTTTATCTATAATTAATCCGCATACTAATGTATCCAGAATACCACTTATAAAATATTTACTAAAATTTAGTGCCATCATTTTATTGCTGGTATCTCCTTTAGGTAATGAAGCTGTGTGTTGTTGAATTTTTACTATTTCTGTACTTAATAAATCTACAGATTTGCTTAAAATATCTTGTTTAATTCCAATTACAATAGCTATTAATTCTTCTTGATTAATCTTCTCGTCCATCTCTACCTCTGCAAGCCAATACATCAGCTTGTATATTTCCTAAATTATCGCTATGACCAGCTACTTTAACAAAATTAATAATATGAGATTTATTTATTATTGTATTGTAATGCAATAAAATTTCTTCCCATTGTTCCTTATTAGCAACTGGTTCTTTTTTACTATTTTTCCAACCATTTTTTAACCAATTCAAATACCATTTAGCATTCATTCCATTACATAAATACGCACTATCGGTATATATATTAATGATGACATTGCTAGTATGTTCTTTGGATAACTCATCGGCAATTCTTAAAGCATTTGCCGCTGCTTCTAGTTCCATTTGTTGATTTGTAGTTTTATTCCAATGTTTAAATAATTTCAATTCCTTACCATCTGGCAAAACTCCATAGAGACCCCAGCCACCAGGACCAGGGTTACCACTACAAGCACCATCAGTATAAAAATTGAATATTGGGACGTTCCAACCTGTTATCATATTATACCTCTTATTCTTCTATGTTTGCTACTATATCTCCGATATCACCAGTTGCTCTATAAGATGCTACTGTTTTGCTCATACCATTGTAAATATGATTTACACCAACTGAATTAGCTTGGAAAGTATAAGCATTACTTGCTCCAATTCCATAACTATCGCCAACCATAATCGCGTCAATATTTGCGCCTAAGAATATAAATTCCCAATTAAATTCATTTGTTTGAATATCAATCATCTCTTTAATTCTTTCTATTTTATATTCTCTACTTGAATTTTCATAACCATCTGTAGTAATAATCATTATTACTTTTTCTGGTCTATCTTCTTCTTTGGTTAAATTTAATCGTTCTCCAACACTGGCGATTGTTTTTCCAATGGCATCATTAAGAGCGGTCATTCCCCTTGGAAAATACTCTACTGCTGTTAATGGTGATATTAATTTTAAATCAACGGCATCATATAAAACCTTATATTGGTCGTCAAATAATACACAAGTTACTTTAGCTTCTCCTTCTTCTAATTTTTGCTTCTCAATAAATGCATTGTATCCACCAATTGTGTCATTTTCCAATCCACTCATCGAACCACTTCTGTCAAGTACAAAAATTATTTCTGTTAAATTTTTCTTCATTCCTTTGTTCTCCTTTTAAAAATTTAAATGTGAAATATTATTTGTATCAATAGTCTTATTCCACTTTATAATTAATTATACCATATATTCCGCCAAAAGTCAAATTTAGAGATAAGAAAAATGGGAAGCCTTACGACTTCCCAAATTTTAAAAAACACCTTGTAATATTAATTGTTTGTCATTTTCATCTTTGACTCTATACATTACCATTAGTATAACTGGATAAAATATTTCTCTAATTTTTTCTTGTGTTAAAAAATACTTCTCTTGTTTGTTTAAAATACTATTGGTTTGGATAGTAACTGTTATTACTCTTAACATTCGTTCAATAAAATCTTTAGGATCTAAGCGTTTTTCTAAATACATATCAATCATCATATATATAGCATTTAATCCTAGCTCTTTTACGTATTTAAACTGTTTATTAGAAAGATGATTGATTTTTCTATTATGCCAATAAAATGCAATTCCAATTAAACAAATTGTCAAAAATATATTAGCAAATAGATATAAATTAGCAATAGTAATTATTTCCATTAACAACTCCTAAGATTTTTTTATCTCATCATCTTGGCATGATAATGGTAAATCTAATAATTTATCCATAATATCTTCAATCATACCATTACCACCAAGTTTTTTATATTGCTGATACATATCGTCAACAATTTTTCTATCATATAAATCAACACAATTTCTTGCTTTATGATATTTATAAACTTGTATAATTCTATCTTGTAATAAAGCTCTTACTCCAGCTTTTGTAGCTTCTGAATCGCTTCTGTACTGTATTATTGTTTTACTGAAATACCCTAAAATTGCAAGAACAGCACCAAATGCCACTTCTATCCAATATTTAATTATGAATTCGATCATAAGCCACCTCTTTTAAATAAATATTGGGTGTCAAAGCGACACCCTATAAAATTAAATTTTTGCTGGTTCTAATGTTCCTTTCACATCATTGTAAACTGCTTGTATGAAGCCTAATATTTCTTCATCAGTCATTTTTAATTTGAATTTTGCTTGCATCGCATCAATTGCGAATTGAAGTTTTACAGCTCCTTGGCCACCTTCATTGAATTTAGTTTCTGCAAGATTAATAAATATTTTTGCCCAATATTTATAATATTCAAGTTTGATTGCAGGAATTGATGCTACAATATAAGGAGCCACAAAAGTTGCAATTATTACACCTAATAGTCCATATATTGAATAAAGTAATGTTACTGTCATATCGTTGAACCTCCGCTATTCGCGCTATTTGTTGTGGCACAAGTACTTGTTTGAGTAACTGTACCATCAGTAGCAGTTGTTGAAATTACACCATATTGTGCATTCACCTTTTTCTCGAAACCAGAATTAGCCATATAAGCGCCTATTGTCGCTACTCCTATTGTTCCAACTAATGTCATTAATCCTTCTGAAACAAAAGCAAATGCAATTCCAGCCCATAGTAATAGTAGAAAAGCTATAGAAACAAACCACATACCCCAGATTACAACTTTGTGACTTGTTTGTTTGCGCATTTTTCTAACTCTCTTTTTCATTTTAATAGACTTAATCTATCTAGTATAACCATGAATTCTTGTCTAGTAATTTCATCATGTAATCTAAGATTACCATCTGAATCACCTTTGAAAATTCCTTTGGCTATAGCTTTATCAACTGATATTTTTGCCCAAGTATCTGGAGTATTATCTTGAACTTCTTTAATTATTGTTTCCATAGGTTTATTATCAACTCCTCTTATATAAGGCGCTGGATCTACATTTTTACTTCTATCCCAAACTGGGTTAAAAGATGTATTCCAAACTTCAAAATGAAGATGGATTCCAGTGCTTCCTCCAGTAGTTCCCATCGTCCCTACTCTCTCACCAGCTTTTACTTTTTGACCAACATGAACTTCTAATTTAGGCATATGCCCATATAAGGTGCAAAACCCATCATGTTCTATCACAATATAAAAACCATATCCACCAGCATTAAATGTGGCTACTCGAACTACTCCTTCGTTAACTGCAAAAAGAGGATCTTTATTAGTAATTCTAGCTATATCCACTCCCCAATGCATTGATTTAACTTTTTTAATAGGATGAATTCTCCATCCAAATGGACTACGTATCACACATTTTGAATGTGGTTTATTTTTAAATACTATCATATTACCTCCTTGAATCATTTCATCAATATTTATGTAATTTATTAATATTTACTCTCTACAATTGTACTAATTCTCAAGTATCATAACTTTTTGTGTAGATTGTACCCAGTCTACTTTACAATTAAATGCTTCTGCTATTGCGCGAATAGGTACTAAAAGTCTATTGCCTGTATTGTTATATTGTGCATAAGCGTCTAGTTGTATTGTTTTATTATTAACTTTCATAGTATTCGCGCCAATTTTAATTAAAATAGTTGTTGTATTTTTTACTAATTTAGCCATTTGAGTAGTACTATCAAAAGTAACTATAGCTCCCAATTGTTCTGCAATAATTCTTAAAGGAACTAAAGTTCTACTTGTTTTCTTATCTATTATTGGTGGAGTATCAATAATTAATGTAAGTCCATCTACTTGAATTGTATTTTTATTCAAAGTCAATTCTATGTATTTTCTATTTACATTAGGCATAATTGGAAGACCCCAACCATTATAAACTTCAAAACCAACATCACCTAAATCTTTAGAGATAAATTGTAAATATTTATAACATTCACTAAATGTCATATCCAATCCATACCTACTAACTATTAAAGCGCATTCTCCTGCTGTATAAGGACAAGAAAAAGATGTTCCGCTATAAGAAAAAGTAAAATTCATAAAATCTAATTCATATCCAATAGAACTGTAAGGAGCTCTTAGAGGTGTAGTACCATTCATTAGCATAATCGCGCCAATTTGCATGGCCGATTGGAAAGAAAAAGGAGTTCCAGTATGGTCGTCTTCTGAACCATCGTTACCAGCTGAATTTAATATAATTAAATTATACTTTTCTGCTAAATTATTCCAATAATCTATTACACATTGAGCAGGTGCGGCAGCACCAGTCATTGAAAAAGTAATAATTTTTATTTTGTTATCAGCAATATATTTTTCAAAATCTATATATACTCCATCATCACAAACTTCATGTCTTGTAATTATATTACTATCACTTTCGAATGCTTTGGATGCTCTAAATACTTTACTAAGTGGAGCAACCCATTGTGCACTATTGTATGATTCATCAGAATGTTTAGAACCTTCGTCTTCAAGATTAAGTATATTTACTCCTTGTCCTCTAAACCCGGCATTATGCCAGGCGAGGACATTAGAGTATGTTAAATGTTTTATTTTGTATTCTTCAATAATATTCATATTGCCTCCTAAAAAAATAGGAAAAAGGAACTATTATTAGTTGGAGGAGGACTTCCTATTTCACTTCCTAAACTCAATAGATTATTATTAATAGATTCTCGTTCTGCATTTCTCCAAGCTGTACTTCTAATTATATTTTCAAACCTTAGCTCGGAAATCTTGCCCTTGAAATATCGTGTGATTACTCCAGAGCTGTCCTTGGCTCCTATGCATCCATTGGCAGGAGTATGCGTGTACCCATCAGCCCCTGCGGTCGACCTTGTGGTACCGTCCGCTATATATGTTGGGTTCTGGCTACTATCATATGCTAATTGAGTGATATGCCAATTTGGCGTTGACAATACAGTAGAACAATATTGTCTGTTCGTGCCTGCGTGAAGTATCATACCATACCCTGTATAAAGAGATAGACACGCTCCATCTGTATCTATAAATAATACCTCGTCAGTAGCGACACTTTCCCAATAAGCTAAATGTACGGATTCAGTATTTGAGCACGGAATGCCGTTAGCGGGAACGGTTAAATAATCACTCGTTCCATTAAAGGTACGAGCTTTACCATATATCTCATCGGTTATCGTTGCCGCGCCAGAACCTATTGATAAGTCATAATTATTAACAGTTGAATCTGAGAGACTTGCTCCTAGATGATAAACGGCATTATAGCCATTACTCCATACTCTTTCTGGTAATTGTGTATCAGTCGCAGAACTGTTTCCATAGCATATATAAAAATTAGTATCGGATATAGAGGATATATTTGGTATTTTAATATGAAATTTACCCATTTGATTTGCTTGGTCATAATACTCTCTTTCAAATGGTAAACATAATGTTTCTGATTCATTTTTAAAAATAATATCATATCCAGAAGAAAGAGTGTGAGCAAAATTAAAATTACTAGAAGTTAATATTAAAGTTATTGGAAAATCTTCTTGATTTGCTGTAAATTTAGTGTGGTCTATTGCAATTAATTTTTTATATGTAAATGTTAATGGATTTAATTGAGGAACAGTATTTATCACTACTGTATAAGTAATACTTTGCAATGCTCCTCCATCGGCTGCTAAAATTGTTCCTTTGGTGTAATTAATTTCTATCTCTTCATCATAAACAATATTTGTAGTAGGAATTAATTCAATTATTGTTGTATCAATATTTAAAGATGCAGAACTAAAGCTACTTGCAGAACCATCTCTATGCATTCCAAATTGAGTGTGTTTACCAGAAGGGTCTGCCATAGTTTTACTAAATTTTAATTTTACTTTACTTCCATCATCTTTAATTTCATAAGAAACTAGAGTAGGTGGAGATGCTGCATTATTAGTTACTGAAACACCAGAATATGAAGTTAATATTCCATTGATATCAGATAATACTGTTCCTTTAGTATATCCTGTTGTTACAGTTTGCCCATAGGTTATTGGAGTTGTCAGTGTTAGCTCTATATTGTGATTATTACCACCCTGAAGTGCAGCTGCAGTAACAGTATTTCCAACACCACCTACTGTTACAGTGAACTCTGCTTGCTTACCTGCTGGATTAGCCATAGAAAAATCAAAATATAATATAATTTTAGTGCCATCTACGCTTGTTCCTGCGTTAGTTAGAGTTGGTGGAGGTGCAACATTATTAGTAACAGATAATGCCGTAAATGAATTTGCAACGCCACCGTCAGTTGATTTAATAGGTTTCGTAACATCATAAGTATACGCAACAGTAACAGTATCTCCATACATTATAGATGAAGCAAGAACAAGTTCTATGATTGCTGTATTAGCGTTAAGGTTTATTGAGTCAACTGTTCTCGCTGAACCATTTACCATAACTGTATAAACAGATTGATGTCCAGTTGGATCATTCATTGCTTTATTATATGTGAGTAGTATTTTAGAGCCATCACTATTTGATGCTTTAGTTCCAGCACTTGTAGTTGTTGCTGGTCTAAGTGCAATAGTGAGATAAGCGTGTGCACCAGTTGTTACTGTTGCAGTTGTTGCATTTACCGCTCCTGCTGTTGTTTTTATACCATACTCAAATCCAATACCACCACCAGTACCAGTAGATACTGTTTGGTCATGACCTTCTGTAATACTAGCAAGGCTGGCGTTTGTAGCCGCACCCATATTTGCCGTTGATGCCGCATCTGTATCAAGAGCGATTGCATTTATAATCATTGCGCCATCTGTTGCTGAGGTAATAGTTGGACAAGATAAAGCAGTTGTACTTGTAGCATCTACTTTACTTGTTGGTGTAACATCGAATGGAGTTGTAGTATCTACACCTCTCCAACAAGTCATTTGAACACAAGTACATGTACCACTAGTGACAGCTACAGAAACCGAAGATTCTGATGCAGTTGCTATTTTCCAAAATACAGTAATTCTTACACCAAGAGCTACGTTTGCTGTACCCGTATAAACAGGGGATGGAGCTAATAAGTTCCATCCCGCTGGAGTAGTAACAGCATTATTTGGCGTATGAACCATGATGATTAATAAATCACCTGGATGATAATTAGTAGGGACGGCCGCTGAAGCAGATGTAGTCCCTGACGCAAACGCACCTTTAGCTACAAAAGATATTGCCATATTATACCTCCTGTGCTACTGCGACACAATCCCATTTGTTAGCAATTACATCATAGATAAATCCAACATATAAATGTTTTGATGAAACTGTTGTAGTTGGCAGAATAGCACCAATAGGCTTATATATTGCATTCCATGTTAAAGTCCTTGGGGCGCTATTATCTACAAATCTTAAAATTAATTTTTGACCTTTGACTGGTGTGCCTGTTGGTGCTGCTATGGTTAAATTTTGTTGCGCACCATAAACAGAAACTTCATCATCAGTATCTGTATTTGGAGTTATCGTCGCTGAGTTAGTAGCGTATTCATTCACTCTTGGATTAATTCTTTTATTCGTTAATATTTCATATGATGAATTATAATAAGGTAGATTCAATGTATATGTTAAACCATCATCCAAAATATAATAAGGAGATCCAGTGGGTTGATTCGCTACTATCTGATGAAATGTATTTCCACTTATATTATAATTGTTTGGTAAATATGCTGTCCCTTTTCTAATTGGACATACATCAACAGTTCCATTTATTACATTATTTTTTATTTCAACATTTGTAGCTTCATTATTAGCAAGATAAATACCGCTTGCGTTTGAATGTCCTTGATACAAATTCCACATTCTATTATTGTATATTTTTATATTGTCCATTGGATTACTTGTATAGTAGTTAGACAAAGCAATGCCTTCTTGATGGCAATGGATAAAATCATTGTCATGAATTCTAATATCATAGATGTCTCCACCATATTCACAAGCAAGTTGTAAACCTGAATGGCAATCTTTTATTATGTTGCTATAAATTTCAATATCATTTGAATGTGATGCAACAGAATCGACATATATCCCCATAAGTGGACCACCAGTAATTGTATTATTAAAAATCTTACCATGGCATGAAGCAT